TAAATATAAGCTACTGTTACTGTTACTGTTATAAGCTACTGTATTCCGAACTCTTTCGGCAAGGGTTGTCATAAGGGTTTCTAAAGCCTTCTTAAAGTCTTGGCTTTTATCCTTAGAACAGTCTTCATAGCCCATTTTTATAACCTCTATAAGATCGCTTAAAAACACTGTGTCAGGCAATGTAATAAGGTATTTTAAAGCTCCTCTAATTTGGTTTGAGTTTTCAAAACTGTTATACCGTAAAAAGTTTTTAATAAAGACGATTTCGTTATCTTTGTCGTACTTAATGCAACCGTTTTGTAACAGTTCTTTAAACCCTTTTTGAACCCTTTCAAGTGTCCATTTTATGTCCGAAGCAACATATTGTTCAGGGAGGTAATACAACCCTATTGAGCTACGATGAGGACAAGTCAGAAGATATAAAAACAACAATTTCCCGTCATCACTTAATTTTCTATTTTTTTAATCCCGCCAAAACATGCTATCAATCTTGGAATACATTGTATAAACCCTCCTTTACAAAATACCCCCACTTTTTCGGCATACAAAACAAGGCTTTCCGAACTGTTTCTGAACCCTTTGTTTAAACAAATTGGGGTTGGCGTGACGGTCAGATAAGTGCATCAAAAAGATGCCTTTACAGTTGCTGAGATCCAGTTTTTTGAGCTGATCACAGGTGTGCTTAATGGACATGTGGCTGTTTAAAATGCGCTCATAACGTTTGATATCGACCTCGTTGTGCTGCTCTTTGGCAGCCTCGTAAGCAAAGTGGATCACCTGACCGTCATAGTTGGACTCAATAAATACATAATCAAACTGCTGCTGTGAAAGATCCTCCGCAAAGTATTTGCAATCATTGACAAACAGGATCATCTCCATATCGGTATAAATCACAAAACCCAGGCTATCCTCTGCGTCATGCTCAACGACAAACGGGTAAACTCTGGTTTCCGCAGCGACGGTCTTAATCCGGCCGGCCTCCAGCAGTGTGCTCTGGTCCTCTCCAACGATCAACCGGTTGCCATACACACGCTTCCCGCGGCGTTGCAGATCGCCGGAAGCAGCGCAGTGGTCCTTGTGGTTATGCGTGATTAAAACAGCGTCTACGGGCCGTAAGTCGAGCCCCTCAGAGGTCATACGGCGCAGAAGCTCAGCATAGGGAAGGCCAGCCTCCAGCAGCAGCACTACCGGAGGCAAGTCTTTGCGATTTAATGTAATATGATAACAGTTGCCAGCGGATGAGCTGGCCAAACAACGGAATTCCATGGTCAGAACGGGTCAGCCGACGCAGCGACCTTCTCGGCTTCATTAAGCTTGATTTCCGGGGCCTTTTGTACGCTCTCGGCCTGTTGAGGGATCGCCGGGATATCGTCTTGTACTGGGCGGCTTCCGGCCTGCTCAGCGACTTCTGCGTCAACTGCTCCTTCTTTATCAATTCGATCGTCACGATACTGATCGTAGTCTTCAAACGTAGATTCATACGCCTTGGCCATGAAAGCATCACTGAAATCCTTCGGGATCTTCTTGATCGCGTTATTTCTCATTTTGCGTAAAATCATCGCTTCGCGGGAGTGCGGTGCCCGCCAGGCTGGCGACATGATTTTTAATGCGTCCGGGTCCTCAAAGATCTGATCCAGCGTCATGTCTTTCAACCGGTCAATAATTTCAACCTTTTTCGCTTCCGTGTAATCTTTTGACTTGAGCAGATTATTGCTGATATGCGCCTGCAGGTTGACCTTAACCTCATCACGCTCAGAAATGTGGTACTGGATTTGATCATCCTCATATCGGATCGGATAGACCACTCGCACAACCTTGCCGGTCATGCTTTTAGGCGTCCATGATGGCGGATCCAAGTTAATGCCCTTAAAGGCTGGATAGGTAAACTCATCACCTTCACGGACTTCCCAGATCGGATAGACCTGTTTCACTCCTGCCCCATATTTGCGCAGAATTTTGTCGTTACCATCGCCCTCAATTCCAAATTCAAATTCTTTTGACCAACCGTTCGCTGTCTTAACATTCCGCGTGATGACATAGCATTCCCGCGGCGAAGCTGCAGCATTAAGATTGAGCATGGCTGCCGTCTGCAAAATCGACGTGATGTTGGTCTGATTGATCTGTTTGATATCAAGCCCTTCTTTATCGAGCAGCTCTTTCATCTTCGTCAACAAATTTGCGACACACAGCTTCTGATACTCCGAATACTGGATATTAAGCTTTAGTCCAGCTTCTACAACCATTTCCGTATAGGCAGTCTGTGTCTTTGCCAGTGCTGACTGGAAAGGCTGAGAGCTTGTGCTCTGAGCCTTTACTGGTGCATTCTTCTTTTCTTCTGCCATGTTATTTCTCCAAGCAGACATAGCCTGCTTTTTCACCATGGTCACCCTGAATAACCTCAAAGGTTACCCGTTGATCTTTTTCAGCTTTTTTAAAGCCTTCCATTTGTAAATCAGACCAGTGAAAGAAATAATCAACTCCGTTGTCGCCGGCGATGAAACCATAACCCTTTTTGTCCTCAAAAAACTTGACTGTACCTTTAATCATAAACTTTTAACCTTCCCTTTCTTACGCTGTGATCAGCGTTACTTTGTTGTAGTTGATGTCGTCAACTTTAGTCGTGATGATCTGTGCCTGCGTCGGAATCGCTGCCAGGCTGGCTGTGTCGAGCTTGTCGCACTCATCAAATATGTAAGGCAGATCCCCCAGTCCGAGGTGACGTTTAACACACTCAGCCAGGTAGATGCCTGTCAGGATCTTTTCAGAGCCCGAGCCATCCTCAAACGGTGTGTTTTTGTCCAACACCGATGGATAGCACACCTCATCCCAGCTGCCTTTTTTGAGATTGTATTTGATCAGAGTAAATTGGACACGATCACCAAACACGCTGGAAATACGACGCTGGAACAGTCCGAGCTTGATCTCTAAAAAGCGATCGATCAGGATAGACTGCTGCTCAAAGTCAATGAGCGTGTCCTCTTTTGCTTTAATTTGTATACACATGGCCACAGCCTTTTTTTGCGTGGCCACGTAAGCGCCATGATCGTTTAGGATGTTGTGATACTGTACAGAGTCAGCGTTTAACCTCTGGATCTCCGCTTGTACGTCAGCCATGGATGCCTGCTGATTTTTGATCAGATTATCATAGCTATCCTGAGCCGCTTTCACAGCCTCTCTGAGCGCTATTGTCTGATCTGAGTCAACTACCTCACTTAACTGTTTACGCAGCTGTCCGGCGCTGTCCTGAGCTTGCTGAGCGTCTTTTTCAAACTCGCGGATTTGTTGTTTGATCAGCGGTAAACTCTCCTCTGCGTCTGCCTTTCCTTTTCGGAGTTCTTCAATTTTAAATCTCAGATTTTCAATGTCATTTTTCAGTTGCTTACCCTGCCGGACGATGTAATCAAGGTCTCGCTGCTTACTGGACTCCCAGGTTGCACGGTAGCTTTCAAGCGCCGCTTGATTGAGCACATGGCCACAATTCGGACACACTTCTTTTTGTGATTCTGGCTGTGTGTATTCCTCGGCATTTCTGGTGTGATATTCCTGCAGTCTTTCTTGCCTACGAGCTTCCAACTCCGCGATCTGCTGTTCAATGCTGACGATCTTTTGGTCGTTACCGAGAATTGCATTCTCAGCGGAAATCCGGCGCCGGATTAAATCCTGTGCCTGCCACTCAGCATCTTGTCTTACCTTTTCCAGCCGGCGAAGCTCCGCCTCAATCTGCCGGTTGTGCTCCTGTACTGCCTCCATGTCCTTTGTCCGGCTCTCGGCCAGCTTAAGAGTCATATCAGACAGTTGGAGCTTTGCCTCGTTGATCCGCGGGTTGTCCCGGCCAGACAGCTGTACCTGTAAGCCTGACACTTGCTTGTCAATTTGATTAAGCGCCTCTTGAGCCTTTTGAAGTGATACATGATCTACGTCTAGCACAGACTCCAGACCTTTAACTTGCTGCTCACTTGCTTCAATATCCTTTTTAACCGCTACGACTTGTTGCTTGACAAACTTTTGCGCAAGTCCTGGATCGTACTGATACCGCGCCATCAGATCGCGGATTGTCAGCAGCGCCGGATCGGATGCAAAGACATCCTCATTACTTACATCGCCGATGATCTCAACGATAAAGCTTCGCAGCGTCTTATAGTCGCAGCCTTGGCCGATGTAATATGGGTCAATCATCGCCCGGGTCAAATCAAATTTTGATGTCTCAAGCTGCCGGTTGGTACCAAGCAGCTTAAGCAGCGTCTTTTTTGCCTCGCCCTGGTTTTTAAACTTTGTGCCGTCGATCCAATAATCGGTCGTATGCTGCAAGTCACCCGGCTCGCCGGATCCTTGCTGCCGAGGCCGCCATCCCTTGTACACTTTTTTTAATGTAAAGGTATCGCAGACCAGCTCAACGCTGACCTCTGCCTCCTCTTTAAATTCTGGCTTAAATGATTGATAATCTGACGACCCATCAAGCAATAAATCAGTTAACGCCCAATAGATGGCCAGGATTGTATTTGTCTTCCCCTGCCGATTCGGACCCGCGAAGATGCTGCGGGATGTAAGATCATATTCCGCGTGAGTGATATTGCGGAAATTCTCAATGATGACCTTTTTTAATTCCATCGTCAATCTCCCTTCCGCCAGCTGGATCATCAGCTGGACATTTACATATATTTTCTGTGGCTATGTTTAACATTTTCCTGTGATACCTGGGCATAGATCATCGTTGTGTTGATCTCATTGTGTCCAAGCATCTGCTGCACTTCTTCGATTGGCATTCCTTTGGTCAAGGCCATCGTCGCACAGGTGCGTCTGAATTTATGCGGATGACACTTGATCCCGAGTTGATCGCCTAAATGCCGGAAGTAGCTTTCGATTCCACCTGCGCCGAGTATCGTTCCGGTATTGTATGAATTCTGATACCCGGTGAACAGATACTCGCTGTCTACTGACATTTCTGATCTCACTTCAAGCCATTGCTTTAAGCGGATGATTGATATCTCGTTTAGATAACAGATTCGTTCTTTTGCACCTTTGCCGAACACGAGGATCTCGTTGCTTGTCAGGTTTAAATCCTTAAGCTTAGCTCCGGAAGCTTCACTTACGCGGCAACCGGTGCTCAGCATAAATTCAAAGAGTGCTTGCATTCTTATCGCTACAAAACGATCTCGTGTATTTCTTGCCTTTTCAACCCGGTTCTTCAATTCGTCTCGCATGAGTTCGATTTCTTCCTGGCTGAATGGTTTCTTGATCCGCTTGTCTTCTTTCATCTTCTTAATCGCCCGCATTGGATTCCTTGGAATATATCCATTATCCGCGAGCCAAGTAAAGAAGCTGGACAGATATCGACGCTCGCCGTTCAGTGTGGCTTTTGACAAATTCGGACTGTCGATCATCCGCTTTGCGAAGTGCATCCGCAGATCGTCCGTTGTAATGTCGGTGATCTTTTTTTGAATGTATAGGTGTAGATGTGAATTTAACTCCTGCCTATACACTTTAATGGATCGATCACTCAATCCATCAATCTTTTTGCTTACCAAGAACAGCTGAATCAGCTTTTCGTCTTCGTAGCCATACGGTACGACTTCATTCTTTTTAGGTACCAGATCATAATCTTCGAGGCAAGTGATCAGTGTATTCTTTACAAGCTCAATTTCGCGGCTTTCAATTTTATCATTTAGCTTCAAAATGATTAAATTGATTACATCATTTTTCACGGTGACACACCTCTCAAGCAATACATTGGCGTGACTAAGGTAAAATTGATTTCATTTTGCAGGGTATTGCCTTGCACACATATCGCACTAATACCCGCAAAGCTAAACTGTAGATAAGACATCCACACACATTTGTAGTCGAGATCCTGGGCGACAACGTCAAGCAAACTTTGATAATCGTAACCTAAACGCTGGATCTCCTTGGCTGCTGCCAGAATATTGGCCCCGCCGCCGACACTTGGTTCATTGGCTGTGATTTTTCCCCCGCTATATCCAGTAAGCTCCACCCTGGCCATCAACACACACACATGAAATGGTGTGAAAAATTGACCTGTCCTCGAATTCCCAGCATTTAACATCATGTAGATGCTGCCGAGGTAATCATTGATATCATCCTCAAACAGCTCTACAAGCCTTGCGGTCCATCGGCACATTTCTTTTAACTGCTCAGTGGTGTATTTTTTCGCAAGTGTCAGATACTGATCTTCCAGGCGTTGGTCGTAAAACAACTGGTTTGATATAGAGATCCCAGCCATCTGCACCCAGTCCTGGAAGATGTCTTGAGCGTGATAACTGCCCGCCATCCTATTGATACCGTTGATGATTGTCTCCATAAGCTACTCCGCCAGCTGGATCATCAACTGGACAATTAAATCTGTATCCTCGACCTCCGACCACAGCGAACGCTGCTGTACTACAGTGGTCAACCCGTTGCCGTAGTAGTCAGCCATGATCTCCATCATGCGCCGCAGGCCCTCCGTCGCCGTGCTGTACTGGCAGTACCGGTCACCGCACCGGATGCCGGCCGGATTGTGCTTGGCCAGCCAGGCCGATGAGCTACCCCAGCCAGTCTCAAGGACAAACACCGCCGCGGCGTAGACTGGGCTGATGTTGTACTCCTCAGCCAGCTCCAGCAGTGCTACCGGCACCACGCCGGCGGCCTTGCCGATCGGCTGCCAGTCGTGCCAACTGACGTCCATCTCTGCGGTGTAAGCCGGCGTATCAGGCTGATAGAGATCGATCACGGTCACCGTCTGCCGTACTGGTGTCTCTGCTTCGGCGGCCGGTAGGTTGAGTGTCACGCCGGCGGTGATCGTGGCTGTGAGAACTACCAGAACCGGGCGTCTAAGCCGATATTTTGTCATTTCATTCTCCTTTTTTACTATGCTGTGATCCATTATTTAAACCGTTGCAGCGGCTGGCCACATTTTTTATCTCGGTACTCTTCTACAATTGATTTATAATTGGAGTAAAGGAGTGATTATTGTGACCTTTAAACAATGGATAAATGATTTTGATACAGTTCCGGATGACGTCCGGCACATCGTTTTGCGTCCTGATTTTCCAGAGGAAGATCGTTATCTTGATATGCTTGCCTATATTGAGCAGACAAGCGTTAATTCTAAAGTTTTTTTGAGTCTTTTGAATTTGTATTTGACTGATGTTGTGGTAAAATAGAAATGATCTCATCGGTATAAGATCATCTTGGATCCCCGGTTGCAGCCGAGGATTCTTTTTTTATGCCCATGTACTCTCGCAGTTGGGCAGGGCTGATGTGGTAGATCCAGCTTTTCTCTGTTTTCACTGCAAACCCAAACGGGCAGCGTTTTTGCTGTAAAGCTAATCGTAACGCCTGCGGATTGATTCCAAGCTTAGCAGCGGCCAGGTATACCGGTACTCGCCTCTCAGGTAGTTCTTCATCTGTGCCCGGCATATGATCCGGTTTTTGTGGAAAGAACCAGTCACGTTCTTTGCCCAGTACGTCTGCGATCAGCTCCTGGCGATCTTCCCGCGGGATTGATACACCTGACATGTACTGGCTCAAACACGCCTTGGAGATACCCGTCCGGCGGCTCAGTTCAGCAGCTTTCAGATCGGCTTCGATCAAGGCTCGTTCGAGCCTCTTTGCATATGACATTTCATTTCACCTCTCTTTCTAAGTTGCTGGTAAACTTTCTTGATATAATAAATTCAAGAAAGGAGGTAGTCATTTTGAAACTAAATCATGATACCGTTAGAGAGATCCTTTTATACTTAGAGGATCACTTAAAGCTTAATGATGAGCTTGATAGCACTGAGATAATGCTCCCAGAAATTACGGTGGATGAAGTCGCTTATACTTTGTTAAGACTAAGTGAAGCTGACTTTATCACGATAATCACGGATGAGGATCTTTCTGGAAACATTGATATTTTCGTGAAATCATTGACCTGGAAAGGACATGAGTTTCTTGACAATATTAGAAATAACAATACATGGAATAAAGTAAAGAAAGTTGCCTCGGATGTTGGTGCAGATTCACTCAGTGCTTTACAAAAGATCGCTATTAATGTCATCAGTGCTTCTATCACAGCTTACTTTAACAAGTGAGTTCTTACAGGCTTCAATGGACTGGATTGAAGCCTTTTTTAATGCTTCAGAATCACGGATAATTCGCTCTCTGTTTCTCTTCTGATATGCACTTAGCAAAAGTATTCGTGCGATCAAATTGGGCAATTCTACCTTGAATAAGTAACGTTGTTCCTCGTCAGGGCTTTTAAACTCCATATACTCATTTGCCTCCTTTCTTCTCTCGGTCATCTTCCTGCTGGCCTGGGCGATCTTTCCGTCTGTGGTTTGAGATCAGGCAAACTGCCCGTCAGCATGAACGCCATACCCTTGCCCATACCAAGCAGTTCAGCTCTCAGAACATCGTCAGTCAGATGCTTGTCAATGTCTTTAAAAACTGGAAGCAAAGACTTTTCCTTTTTTGTCAATGACATTTTTTCACACTCCTCTCTAATGGTCTCGTCAGTGCCGGCATAACCGGCAGACCATCGGGCGGATCGCCCTAGGTTTCGACCTGTTAAAAATTTCCAAGTTGTGTTAAAATTATCGTGGAGGTGATAAAGTTGACAAAACTTTTGAACTCCCCTATTCTTCATAAATAAGAGGCGGTTCCGTGTGCTACGGGCGGTCGGAGGCATCATGATGACGAGCAAGCTCATTTGACTTTAATGGATAATGAGAGGTCATGATGTTAACTCGGTTAATGTTAGCTCTACAAAGATGAACCGTAGCTTAATACTGAATCTTATTTACTCCATTTGTAGGGAATTATTGGCAGAAGCGAACTGCCTAAAGTAATGGAGATGTTATGTGACGATAGCATTTGAAGTAAACAAATAACGCAGGCATCAGTGCGTCACCACTGGTGCTTTTTTTATTTGTTGTTGAAGAACACGTGATCGATACTGGCATCAGGAAATCTCTCCTTGAATTTCTTGAGAAATTCATAACTTGGATTTTGATATCCACTTTCAACCTTGTAGTAATAGGAAGCAGAAACACCTATTTTTTCAGCCATTGCTTTTTTATTTAAAGCCACCGATCTTCTAAGGTTAATTAAGTTCACCATTTCTTTGTTTTTCATCGAATAAATCCTCAATCAATTCTTCAGGCACAGGATGCACCTGTCTTTTCCGTTTCCCGGACAGCGACATCTCAGCTTCCTCTCTTTCGATCTCTGACACAATGTTCACTTTCTGATCTTTCTTTTTTTTGATCAGATATTCTTCTCCATCTATTGAGATACCATTTCTCTTTCTCCTTCATCTTGCGTTCATCTATCGACCATCTAAATTATATTATCGATAATCTTTATTGTCAATCAGATATTTTCGATTGTCGAAAATATTTTTTTGTGCTATCATGAAATCGGTTAGGAGGTGATGAATGTGATGAAATCATCAAGAACACCTGAGATAAATGAAAGAATCCGCTATTTGAGAAAAGATGTTCTCGCAGCCAAACAAGGTGACTATGCAAAGGATTTAGGTATATCTCAAGGTGGATATGCAGATATTGAACTCGGTAGAGCAACACCGTCAGCTCGAATCATCCGTGACATCTGCCTGCGGGATAACGTAAATAAGGAATGGCTGCTGGAAGGTAAAGAGCCTATCTTCTTGCCCGTTTCCCGCACACAAGAAATCGCAGGGTTTATGGGGGAAGTGATCAATGCGGAGAATGCTGGAAGCTTCAAGCAGCAGCTGATCCACGTTTTAGCGCAGCTGAATGAAGAACAGTGGCAAGTTCTTGCAGATATGTATCAGTTGTTACTTAAAGAGCAGAACGAAAAAAAAGACTAGATTCTCATCTAGCCCTGGTCGCTTTTAGGACGAATTCATAAATGGCTTTCATTAGTTCAAAGCACTTAATCGTCCTTAGCATTTCGATTGTTTTGTTTCTATAATCGTTGATATCCATCAGCTATCCCTCCACTACCTGTTATAAACGGTTGGAAGGCTCCGGAGCCTCTGTATGATTCATATATTACCAGTTACTGGAATTTTATTCAAGCAACTCAACTAGATAGATTAAACTCCTATTTATATCTATCTGGCTTACTATCAGCAAAATCTCAAAATCTAAAAAATTTTATCTATTAAAATCACCCCTGTTTTGATTTATCCGCGGTTGTCATCTGCCTAAATTATATCGCATGAATTAAATCGGCTAAAAAATTGTTACAAAGACTGTTTTTAGACGGTTAATCGTAGGGTTTGATCAAATAGTAGCTTTTACAGGAAAAATTTGTAAATTCAACATTAGGAAACTTTCGCCATTAGGCGTTAAGGAGGAAGAAAATTATGAAAAAGTTTATCGCACTTAGCGCAGCTTTACTACTTTTCGTTGGTTGCGGACCAAACTCAAAAGCACCACAACAGATCAATAACCCTGAACCTACTCAGGCAACAGAAGATTCAGTTTTGGGACTTGGAGATTCATATATTTGTTCAGAATTTGAAGCCACTCTTGGCGTTGCTATAGAATGGTATGACACTGATGAAAGAACTTACTTCAAAGTTCCTATTCATATCAAAAATATTGGAGCGGATCAAAATTATTACAATTCCTTGTACAACACTTGGTATGATCCTACAGGTAATCAAATTCAGATGTACTCAACACTTATGGATGATGATCTTCAAGGGATGGGCGGCATGCTAAAAGATGCTGAAGCTGATTATTACTTATACGTCCCATATTCAGAAGATGGCACGTACACACTAATAACAAACGATTTTACAAATAAATATAAATTCGAGATTGAAGTAAAAAAATAACTAGCTATTTCGCAAAAAAGCCCACCGGTTGCAGCCGGCAGGCGAGAAGAATCAGACTGCAATCCGATCCTTCAGCATAGTAAAATGACTTGGTCGGTCATCTCTTTTACTATGCCTCTATTTTACGATAAAAGGAGGCTTTTTGCAATGAAACGAAGACCAAACGGAACGGGATCTGTGATCAAGCTCTCTGGGGCACGTCGGAAACCCTATGAAGTCCGCGGGCCGGTGAAAGGCTATACTGATAAGGGTTACCCGATATTTGATCGGATTGGGTATGCCGAGACTTATGATCAAGGTTTGGAAATGCTGATCGAGTACAACAAGAGTCCTTATGATCCGTTGGAGCGCAGAATAACGCTTGAAGAACTTTTTAACCGCTGGAAAGCAGATGCAGCTCCAAAACTTGGGGAGAAAAATCAGCGTGCACTGTCCAGTGCTTATAAACATATAAACTCACTGAGCCAAAAACAATATATTGAAATTACATCCAATCAGATGCAGTTGACAATTGATCGTTGCGGCAAAGGATACAGCACACAGGGCATTATAAAGGCGCTGTGGGGACATTTAGATAAGTACGCTTATAGCTTAGACGTTATCATAAAAAAACGTTCTGAGGAGCTTACATCAGCCCCTATAGCCCCGCAAGAAAAAACACCTTATACAGATCAAGAAATTGAATGGCTGTGGAATCACATAAACGATATGCCTATCATCACAGATGTACTAATCTTGTTGTATACAGGATTCCGAATCCGAGAATATTTGAGCATTGATGCCTCGGCGGTAGATCTCGAAGATATGATTATTACTGGCGGCATTAAAACCGCTGCTGGTAAAAATCGAATTGTGCCTATCCACCCCAGGATACAACCGCTGGTTAAGACAAGACTAGAAGCAAACAAGCAGTATATCTCGGTTAATCAGTTGGGCTTGCAGATGAGCTATCTGACATTTAGCAAACGTTTCAAAGAACTGTGTGTTCTGACTGGTATTCCCCACACGATTCACGAAACGCGGCACACGTTTAGAACACGGTTGGACAATGCCGGCGCTAACGAAAAATGCATGGATCTGCTGATGGGGCACACTTCCAACAGCACTGGAAAACGAGTCTACACACATAAGACAATTACAGAATTAAGAGACACTGTATTACTATTAAAGTAGCATAAACTAGTGACAAACTAGTGACAAATAGATTAAAAAGCCTTTATTTAAAAGGCTTTTTTTGATAAGGTAAACATATTGTGCCATGATTTTTTTACCTAACCTTTCATAATAAAAGCCTTATATAAAGGCTTTTGCTTAACTATTTATAATACACAAAGATGCCAAAATCAACATAATTAGCGACAATCTAGTGACAAATATTAACAGTTTATATAATAAGGATAGAACTTTATACTTTATTTATATGAAGGACAAATGGAAGATTGAGCAACACCGGCAGCGGAAACTTGCAGCCGCCAGATTAAAAAAAGAACGGCTTAAACGCGATTACACAGAACGTGAGACAGATCACGATTACTGGCATTATAAGCAGCACCACCCGGGGATAGTGATCCACGATTTGACGGGATTTGTTTTTAGCCGACTAACTGTCATTGCAAAGCTCGATCCTTATATCTCTTCCGACGGTATCAAGGATAATCGTTATCTCTGCCGATGTAGCTGTGGGGATATGATCAAGGTGTATGGATTTGAGCTAACCGGTAAGCGAGTGACGTCCTGCGGTTGTGACATACAGCCAAAGCAAAAGTTTAAGTACGACGAGGATCGTGAGATGCTTGATGAAGTTGAGTGGCTCTATCGCGTATTAAGCAAGACTAAATAAAAAGCCCCACCCTCCGCAAAGGAAGGTGGGGTATTTGCTATTTATCAATGAGGTACTGCTGCAGCTCCGTCCTGATCTGCTTCATCCTTTCGGTGCCATTGCCGGTGATCTCGTGATCGATCAGAGCCAACAGACACTTGCACATGATCTTGTCAGCAGCTTCGGCATCCTGTAGGCGAGCAAGATCCCTTGCAAACCGCTCATCATGGTCATTCAAACGCTTTTCATTTTTTTCGATACGTTTATCGTGCTTTGCAATCGGGTTGTTTTTTAATACTTTCCACGCGGCTGCCAGAGTAGTGAGTGCCGCGGCGATCCATAAGATATCCGCCACGCTGATGGTAAGTCCCTCCATCAGTGATTACTCCTTATCAGGTTTATCCTGCTTAGCAAAATAAAAGGTCACGATCATCGTAACCAGCGGAACAAACTGCTCTGCAGATACCATCTTGGCAAAAAATCCGGCAACCATTGCGGCTACCATGATGATCGAGATGATCGATTTTAAATCGACCAGCTTGGAGATACGCTTTTTGATGTCTTCCATGATTTAGTCCTCCTATTCAAAATAGTCTTTGTCATACGCAAACCATAAACCGTAGTCAGTCAAGCACCACGGCTCTGCGGCAGATGTATATTGGTTTTTACCCTTGTTTTGGATATCCACGACTTTAACATTTTCCCCGGGTTGCAGATAGCTTACGATTGCTCCTGATGGCGCACTTTTGCGCAGCGGATAACCTTTTGATGTGCTGGCTTTAGTACATTTAAAGATCATCGTCTGACCTGCTGGGATTACTGGCACATCTGGATCAGGTTGCGGATCAAGTTCTGGTTCTGCTTTGTAAAACGTCAGCGCTGCTGTTAAAGGTCTGCCAGTATACACCTTTTTAGCACCATCAACGATCATCTGCGAGCTGCCACCACTATCACCCAAATAGCACTCAGTCATCCCATACGCTTTGGCAAATTGCCTGCACGCTGCTCCGTTAAGCTTACCCGATACAACTGCAAAAACAACCTCATCTTTGTTTCCCATTAAAATAGTCTGAGTATTAGCTGCAGTGTATTTAACATTACCGCAGGCAGATGAGATGTCTGTTTCATCCTTGCCATTGTGTAACAAGCAAACCGCATACATAGTACCGAGTTTAATCTCATCTTTTGGATATTCCCAACTTTCAAAGTCACCTTTCAGCCACTTGCCGTCATTGGTAATGATTAGGCTGTGGTACTCTTTTTGTGCCGGCCGATCATCCCGGGTAAATCCTTGATTACGCCCATAAGTGATACCGTACTCTTTAGTGCCTGGATGATTGTTGAAAAATGGCCAGTTAACCTTGCAATAATGAATGTGATCATCATCGATTTTATCTATCGTTTTGGTTACTTGCCCTGGCAGCTGCAGCAGGCCAATATCCTGATCAGCCTTACGCTTGTAAACATGGATCGTCTGGCCTTGCCAGGCAATACTCTGATACCCTGGTTTTAAATACATCTTGGATCCCTCCTCGTAAATTAAAAAAGGACACATCAACCAATGCGTCCATGTCCCGCGGTATATTGCCGCGGACTTATCTCTAAATTGTGACTTGACGACGCAGCCGCCGACGGATCCCCAGCGTTTAGCCGTCGACTCGATGACCTGCCCGCCGCCGATGTAGATCCCGATATGACCCCGCTGCCAGACCAGCAGTCCCGGAGATTCCGGGATTGTGCTGATCGGGCCCTTGTCGGTCGCCCGGGCGTATATCTGATCAGCGTTGATATCCGGCGCCGTCTTACCGTAGTAGCTGGTATTGCCCGGGCCGTAATCGTGCCACAAAAAACACTTGATCAGGCCGACGCAATCAAACACCCGGCGGCCGGATGAATCGTAGCGGCCGATCCCGCCGAGCTGGTAAAACGTTTGGCGGTTGAGCTGCTGCTCTGCCCATCGGCAGAGGTCAGCAGCAGATGTGTAGTCGTACATAGGCATCACTCCTTTTTACGTTAGACGATCACTGTACCTTTCGTAATCGTAAAGCTTAATTTTGATCCAGACTTATACTTCCACCATGTTCCAGAAGCAATCTTTATTTTTATAAATTCTTCTGATGTAGTAAGTTTTCGAGTTGTAGTACCACTGGAATTCCCCCAACGATCACTGACCGTAAAGGTATCAATCAAGTCCTCTGTACCGTCTTCTTTTATACCGTACAAGTTAGTCGTGAAATTGTAATTACCAGGATCATTTTCATCCTGTGACCAATATACATAAGATATTGATACCTCGCTAGGAACAAAAGGCACAAACAACGGTGTAGATGTAGCACTCATAGTCCAAACAATGCCTGTAGCTGTGTAAGCCGCTGACGTGATTTGAGTTACATCACGTTTTCTTTTTCCGCCAGATTTCCCCGTATCTACAAGCATACTAAGCACCTACCTTTTCCAGCCAATCAATGACACCACCGCCCTGATAATGAGCATCCGGCGCATATCCTACGCCCTGACCATAAAAATGAAGGCGTACACCAACACATTCTTTTAATTGCGTTCTGTTCTGTTGACCTCCGCCGCTGTATCTTGAGTAACTCTTCGGTCCAGTACAAGCTTCTACTGTACCATCTTCGTAGATAAACGCCATTTCCGTAATTCCGGCCCAGTTATTACAATAGGTATAGCATTCCAATACAACTAACGGTTTTGGAAATTTGATATACCAAGGGTATTCCGCTGGATTAGCGATAGAACTTGCATTATTGAAATTGACATTCTGCCCCATGTTAAAATAAGAATCCGGAAGATTGGTCTCCCAGCCTGGCTGATCTTTATATCTGGCAAAAAAGTCTTTCGCATAGTTTCCTCGAAAACGTTGATATTTTTCAATTCCATCAGATATACTTATGCCCTTATTCACGATGTCAAAAAGCATGGTTTTCACCCCGCTTTTGACTGTTTTTAATTTTCTTGAAAAGTGTGAAAATCGGCTTAACAAAAGGGTTTTTAGAGCATTTAAGCCCCCCCCCCCCCGATTTTTTGGAGCCACAATGTACATTTAGCTGATAAGCTAAATCCGCTGCCGCCGCCCGACTGTGAGAAGGAACAACTTCCAATATTTTTCATCTGTTCAAAGCTGGCAAAGGTTAGTGTGCAGATATCCGACTCGGTTGAGCCAGCGCACGATCCCGGATCAATATCCTCTAAGTAGAGAATTGTTTTTGTTATGTTATTTAGACTGAATCTTGCATATCTTGCGGTGTAATAATTGCCACGCCCCGAACAGCTAATGTGAATAATTAGAGGAATATACTTATTTTTATCCCAAGAAAATGTTTGGAAACCTCCGCTAAACAATGTACCGCTTTTTAATTCGTACCCCGGAAAAGGATTCTTACCTTTTCCGCCTCCCAAAATATCAGTAAGCACTTATACGCCCCTCCTATCTATTGAAAGTGTAGCGATCGTGATGCTCTCCTCAGGCAGTGCAATCGCATACAGCCGCAAGATCCCGTTAAGGCTCCGACCTTTTGCAATACACCCCTCCTCGTCGGTTGCCGGCGACAGCACCACATGACAAAAATCTGTTTCGAGCAGCCCCGCCACCGCGATATCCACATGGTACGCATATTGCGGATAATCCGTAGAGTCAACAAACTGTGATGCGGGCACCGTGATATTTTCAAGCGGTGTCAGATCATGATTGTTGATCTTACGCAGCCACGGATTGACCGTAGCGGCATTAAACGGTGTACCCGGTACATAGTCATCCCCCGGGCTAAACTCCAGCGTGACGACCTCTGTAGTGCCGTCTGCGTGGGTTATTTTGTATTGATTGAGTTTTGATCCGGTTGTATCTTTGATTTCACTTAACGCCATCATCCAACCTCCTTCCACACGATATTATCGATAATAATGTCGCTTGCCGGCACAGCGTTGGCGTACAGTCTCAGCTTGCCGGCCAAGGTGTTACCCTGCTCAATGACCCCGAGTGCCTTGGATGCTGCCGACAGGTTAACATTAGCCCAACAGGTCGCCGTCATACCACTGAGTGTATAATCAGCACAGTATGGATATTGAGCCTTGTTTTCGTCCGTGTTGGCCACAAATGCGGATGTTACAATCGTGACATTGCGGAGGACGTTTTCAGGTCTCACACCATCCAGTTTCTTCTTATCAGCAGCAGCCATCAAACCATTTGCGGATTGTGTAGCCACTCCGTAAGTCGTGTTTGGGGTAGCCTGCCAAGTACCATCACCCCGCAAAAATTTAGTTTGAGCGCCGGCAGCTGGAGCTGGTACCAGCCCTGCTTTACCCGCCGCCGAAGATGTAGCACCGGTCATATTACTGTAGGTTGTATTGGTCGGTGTCGACCATGTGCCGTCACCGCGAAGATATTGACCTTGCTTACCCGCAGCAGGTGCCGGTACAAGACCAGCTCCTCCAGTTGCATCAGCTGTGGCAGCCTTAAACGCTGCATACGTCGTGTTGTTATCAGCTCCCCACACAGCCGTACCATCTGCTGACCAACGTAATATCTGTCCAGACGCCCCACCAGATGGAATATGCTTATTGCCAGATGTTGTTGGGTGAGTGTATACAGTATCCGTAAATTTAGCATTTGCCGGGACATCCGCATTTACTGTATGATTATTGACCTTATCGGCATTATCCACAATACCGTTATCATTGGTATCATATACGGATTTAAGCATATCGCCATTACCGGCACTCGCTGCTAAGTCATCGACATACTTTTTGGTTGCAGCCATGAGATCAGCTGTTGGAGCGCCTTTTAGAGTGAGGTTGCCAGTCATCGTACCTCCAGCTAAGGGCAGATAACTATGGCTGTGACTCGCTGCTGCCGCTCCAATGCTGGCTGATGTAACGTTTACCTCTTTGGCATCGGATCCATCATAAGTAGCCGCAGCAGTGCCGTTTAACTTTAAAGTCAATGCAGTAGGATTTTTGAGCGATACCGGGAAGTCTGTAATGTCAGCCTTAACGTGCTTGTGTACTGCGGCCGCTTTACTGCTTACCGTGTCCCACGTATCCAGCATAGCCTGAGTGATCTTGTCAATTACAGTTTTGTTGCTGTGACTGTGCTTATTATCAACGGCACTTTTCAGGTTAGCTTCAGTTTGTGTGTAGGTATCCAATAAAGTTTTGTTGGCATGACTATGCTTCGCATTTACAGCACCGTTCCAGCCTGTGCGCTCGGTGGTGGTTATATGGATGGTCGTATTACCGGTATGTCCATCCAACTCAGCTTGGGCTGCCTTGGTACCAATAGCCGCATTAAGAGCGTCCATAACACCCTCGTTGGCTGCAATCGCGTCAGCCACTTCTTTTAAAGTGTCCATCGACTCCGGCGCACCGTTAATCAGATCTGCAATTTTTTGCAATGTGTAAGCATTAGCCTGAGCCATGGCGGCGTCGATCGCGTCCTGTTGCAGCGTTGATACCGGCTTTGATTTATCCGCGGTGTTGTCAACGCTGCCTAAACCGATCTGAGCTTTAGTCACTCCATGCGGGTTGGTTTGATCCGCGGCGTGATTGTCAAACGCAGCCTTGTTGGTGCGGATGATCTCCAGCAGATCAGTCTGCAGCTGACTCCGAGCCATGTCCTGGTCAATAAATTTTTGATCCGTCTCTCGGGCAAAGTCGTCCACCGCCTGGAAGTTGTCATCAAAGTGCCGTGTGTTGACCGATGACTTGCGATGGTTTAAATAAAGGAGCAGCTTAAGCCGCTCCGTAAAATCATATAAGTTTGCCACTTAATCCCTCCTCTCCGCAGGTAGAAATAATGGCTCGTTAGCAAAATACTGGCCAGCCAGCGGCTGACTGATGATTGCGATCAGATCAGCGAGGTACTGATCCATAAACTCAAACGCCCGCTCAAATTGATTAGCGATTGTGTAATCAAAAAAATCCCCGAAGTCAGGGATGGTGTAGGCGTCACGCATGGTGCGGGCCAGCTGCTCGATGTTGCACCGGATCCGATCCATCTGACCGATCGTCGGCAAGCTGGTCAGATCCCAGTCCGTCCGGATATCCAGCTGCAGGTTAACACCGAGCAGCGCAGCGATCCGATCCCGCAGGAGCTGGCAGTTATGCTCAACACGCATCAGATCGTCGACATTATACCGATCTGTCGCCCGGAAGGTTTTAAGCTCCAATCAAACCACCCCCTTAACGGTTGCGGTCAGACCGCTGCCAAGGTCATACTCTATGCTGCTGATCTGCGCTTTAACAATGGTCCCGTAAGTGGTCTCCACCTCTAAATACTCTGAGGCCTCCGTGGTTGCTACCGCCCACCATTTAAAGCTGATGTCCAGCCTCTTTTGCATCTGCTCCAAATACCATCTGGCGGCCGCCCTGGCCTGCTGAGCACTGCCGATCAGCTCATTACAGCTGTCCAGTACCAGCGTCTGTGCCTGCGGGTCAATCTCGATCTGTGGCAACGTTGCGCTGGCCGTAGCGCTTGATACCTTGCGCACCCTACCATTGACTATCAGCTCGTAAATCATCCCAGGATCGCCATGGAAAAGGCTGACGTCAGCGTAGTGCTTAATTGTGCAGCCCTCCGGCAGATCACAGGTCAGATCATAGACCGGTGCATCCGAGTAAGTAATCTTGGCGTTGCCGTCCTCATCGGTGATCACCTCGCCGCTAAACAGCTCCTGCAGTTCGGCGGCTGGATCCGCAGATCCGTAATTAAAGTAATTGACAGACACCTTGGTGTAGCTGCCAATGTCCTTAGAGTCGATATCTCCCAGCCGGGTGTTGCGATCTGCCTTAAGTACATACGGCAGCGCAATGATCGTCTGTGGCAGTGGCACCAGGCCGGCCATCAACATGCCTGCATGTGGCCAGCCGGTATAAACTGTGTCCTCCGCGATGATCTGATTGCTGATCAGCTCCTCAGTGGCCTGGTAAAAATAAATCTTACCGTCGCGGCCCTCTTTAACGATGGCGCCGACCGCGATGGCCACCACCTTTAATGCGTCCTTTTTGTTTTGCGTTGGGATGTAGCCGGTCAGCTTAATCCCGCCGACATTGGGATGGACGTAGTGATCATAACCGATCAAGATATCCGCGACGATATCGGCAACCGCGGCATCCTGCCAAAACGGCGAGTAATAATCCTCGTCGTCCAGCAGCATGTTTAAGATCCCAAACGCCTTACAGGTCAGCTTGGCAGACTTGCTGGATGGCGGATCCAGATAATACTTGCCCATGTTGACCCGCTCGAAGATCCCAGTCTTGCGGTTTTTGACACCGGCCTGCACCCGCACCTCCTGCCCTTTTTTGAAATAGCGCAGCAGATCCGACGGGTTAAGTAGATCATATTTGCGCTCATAGTTCTCGAGGTTAAACGACAGCTCGTTGGGATAGAGTGTATTGCTCAATAAGGACACCTGCTCCTTAACCTTTGCTCCCTGCGTCTGCTCGCCCGTCAGCGCATACGTCAGCCCAAAATCAATTTCATACAGCTTGACATAAGTCTGCGGGTTTTGCGTTTGGATCATCTCAATCTCAATGCGATCGTAGCCATTAAGGCTCTGACCATACTCCTGCTTGGCCGGAGCCTCGCCGTAATTCAATGACCCGACAGTCATCGTGTTAAATTGATCCACGGTGATGTTGGCATTGTTAAACGATTCAACGGTCCACGCCGGATAAAGCAGCTTGTGCTCTGCCAACAGCTCGCCCCCTCGGTACCACCGGCAGATCGACTCCACCGGCTTGCTGTAGTCATCATAGTAACAGGTGATGCCAGCCGAGCTGTGCCGCTTATCAAACTGCACCGTGATGATTTGTGGTCTGACAAACTCACAGCTGTCATCTGACAACTCTGACCACCAGCCTACTCTCTCCCGGGTGTAGTCATCAGGCATCAGCGTCATGGATCCGTCAAGCAGAAATTGATCGTACTCGCAAGTCGCAAAGCGCTTGGGGATATCACGATCGCCGTCATACACCTCGCTGAGATGAGCCAGGCGTCGCTGGCTTGCAGTCACCTCTGTGATATCACCCTTGGCGGTGTTGTCAAACACATCAATATCAATCTCGGCTTCCGTATCACGAAATTTGTAAACAGAATTCTCATAGAAGGTCTGCGTTGTTTTTGCCATTTTAGCGCCTACCTTTCTGTGAAGGATGTCGACGTGTCCTTCCAGATGGACCCACTGACCGGATCGTAATGGTACATCCCGGATTTAATATCTCCGCGATAGCACTCAATCGTCGGTGTCGAGCCGTCTGGATCCGGATATCTCAAATAGCAGTATGGAGGCAATGATTTCAAAAAACGGATCATCGCCTCATTTGCTTTCCTGTTTTGCTTTTTCGGATTCCAGCTAAGGGTCAATTTTACTTTCGATCCAATTCTTTCTCTCATCATTAGACCGAAATCGTTTCGTCCAGATCCCCGATCTAGGTCAGAGAACTGCCAGTCAAATTTGCAAGGGATTGGCAATTCTCGCGGTGTTGGATCGTCGTCTGTCCAAATATAGATCATTGCCTCCCCCTCCTATCTTTCTAAGGCAAATGCAGGATTACCACGCCTGCGATCATTGTCTTTGTTAATCCTGTTAATCCGATCGGCCAGCGATTCCCCGTCGATGATAACGGTGTCGTCCTTTTCATAAATCATGAGCAGGATATCGTATAGACGATTCAAAGCGTTCAGCGTTTCCGCGCTGCCGAAGCCCATTAAGTTCTGCAGCTTAGACAGTGGTGCGATAACCTCTGGATCCGACGATGCCCCTGGATTGTCACCGACAATCGCCGTAGTAGGACCGTAGGCCAAACCACCGTTGGCCAGTTTCGGCATCTCAATCCGCGGTAACGACACACGCTCTATACGAGCGATATTAAAGCCAAAAGTGGTCATTCCGGTTAAGGCCGTAACCCACCCAGGCACATCAATGTGGATCTTATTAATTTGATCAATACACCAGTTAATCGCGTCGATGATAAAATTCACAGCTGTTTCTATGATGTCGATAATCGTGTTCCAGATCGTTGCAAACACAGTTTTACAGCCACCCCAGACGGTTTCCCAGCTTTTTGCAAAGGTACCAGTCAAGAAAGTAACCAGCTTATTAAACATTGTCTGCGCGGTTGTCAGAACGGTTTGGATGATTGTACCCAATAGTTGAATAGCAACAATGAGCACATCCGCAATAAAAGCAGCAATCGGCTGCAGTGTGTCAACCCAAATTGTCTGCAAGATTGCCATCATCTCATTGATCGCTGGCAGCATAGCCACCCAGATATCATACAATCCTTGGAAGCAAACCGATAAAACACCCACAATAAATTCAGCGATGGGCTGCAGTATATTGACCCATAAAGCGGATAATACACCACTCAACTCTAAAACGACAGCACAAACGGCTTGAGCGATGATATTGACCAACGGCATGATCACATTGTCGATCAAATCCAAGATAAAATTCCCGATCGGTACCAACACGCCTTGCCACAACTGATTCAACACTGACATCAGGCCCTCCACAACAGCCATCACATTGTTGCGGAATTCGTCTGAGGTGTTCCAGAGGTAAATCACCGCCGCTACCACAGCTCCGATGACCGCCGCTACAATCAGCCCTGTTGTACTGAATCCCAAGAAGGCAGCTTTTAAAGCTCCGATGATCCCTTCGCTTGACGCCAGGCTCATAAACGCCTTTAACCAGTCAAATGCTTTTTTAAGCGGCATCACAATCTTTCCAATCGCTGCTGCAATTGCAGGCCATTTCAAGGCAATTAAAAAGGCGGCAACGCCACCCATAATCGCAAGAATTTTAGCCTTATTCTCATCAAGGAAGTCCAGCACCCCCTTGATGATGTTTCTGATCTTCTCGGCCGCTTTCTCAATTCCGGATGTATCAGGCTCTTCATCCAGCCCGAGATCTCCGAAATCTATTGCGAATCCATCGCCGCCAAGCCCGGACATATCAGCACCCTCAGCTCCAGATTGCGGTTGATTGATGTTATTGATTTCATCGAAGCCGGCCAAAGTTTTCTGATTCTTTTTAGCCTGAGCATCTGATTTTTTTAGCGAGTTAGTGTACCCGTTTTGGGCGGATTCCGCTTTGCTCGCTGATGCAGCCGCGCCTGCTACTGGATCCGCTTTACCACCGCCAAATAAGCCGCGGAAGACAGACTGCAGCACCTGCGCAAACCACAACAACTTGGAAACGATCATATTGATAAACTGAATAACCGGCGTCAGCACCTGAACCAAACCGTTTCCGATGATCCCCAGCATCTGCTTCCAGCGCTCTTGCAAGATGCGGATCTGGTTTGCCCAGCTGCCGCTGGTCTTGGAAAAGTCACCCTGAGCCAGACTAAGCTGCTCAGTGACGTACATATACCGCAGCGTTGTCTGTTCTGCCTGATCCATGTCGGCAATCGTCTTCTGGATCCCTTTGCTATAAGCAAACTGCTGCAGATTCGTTTGCGTCATGACAACGCCGAATTGCTTCAGGCTTTCTGTCTCACCTGTCCAGATGGATTTCAGCGTTGTGTCCGCTACCGACTGGCTGACATTGTAAAACGAAGCGACATCGCCAGTTAATCCCGCAACACTGATCGCCATCTTCGCCGCTTTGTCCCCGGCGATTCCCATGCCCTTTGACATGGCCATGTAGGTGGACGCTGTCCGCTTCGCCGTCAGCTCCGACATGCCGAACTGATCGATCGCTTTCTTTGAGAAATTCTCAACCATATAAGCCATGTCACCAAACGCCGTATCGACGACGTTTTGCACCTCCTGCAGATCACTGGCCATCTCGATTGCGGCTGATCCTACTTTCTTAAGAGAGGTGACAACGGCGGTAATTCCTACCAAACCCATGACCTTTTTCATCATTCCGCCGAAGGAATTTCCGATCTTCCCGGTTTCTTTTTTTACTGCGGCTGAGGTTGATGTGAGCTGCTGCTTTACTTTAGCAAGCTCGTTGCGCAGATCCTGGGTCTGCGCTTCGATGATGACCTGCAGCTTTTCAAGAGTGATTCCGTTCATGCTTGGTCATCACCTCCATATTTGCGATTATGCCTGAGCACGAAATCATTGAATTTCGCTTGATACAAAGCCATTTCGTCTTTTTGACGCTGAATTTCATACGCCTCACGCTCTTTTTCAAAAAGCTTCGGGTAAAAATCCCAAATTTGCCGACGCTGAGGCTTGCTGTTTTTATCGCTCCAAATTGTGACCATGCCTTCAAAAATCTGTTCTGCTTGGACAGACAGCATCGTGATCTGCAGCTTAAGCTCCTCTGTTTGTTTTTCCTGCCGGGCATCGATCATGTCAATGATCTCTTGGACCGTTGACGCCCAGAAACAATCGGGGGTGATTCCAAATTTCAGCGCCTGAACATAAAGCTCATTCAGATAGTCAGTAACAGTTAGATATTCTCGCGAACCTCCGCCATCTGGCTGTCCATGACTTCCGTCTGAGCTTCCGAGAAAAAACCGGACACCTGATAAACCGGCAGTACAATATCTGACAGAAACGCTACCTGAGAACCGCCCTCATCCAAATACTGATCAAACAAACTCTGAACCTCTTTATAGGTAACGCCATGATTGAATTTTTTCATCGCCCCATGGATGATCGTCAGCATGACTGACAAAGCCGGCATACTGCCGCTGCTTTCCAGCAGGGTCAGCAAATTGCATTTAAACTTTGTTTCTAGTTCTGCGATCGTGGCTGTGTCCAGTTTAAGCCTGTAGTCGGTTTCTCCAACAGTCCAGACCGCAAAGGGCTTTCTTTTTGTTTCATTCATTATTTTTCATCTCCTATTCCGTCGGATCCACAACTGTGATCTTACTCTGCAGCGCCATCGACGCTGTAAATTCAATCGCGGCATTCACGCCACCGCCTCCAACTTTGACGTTGACCTGCGCATCAAACTGATACTTAGTTCCGTCCGGCATCGTCTGCTGGAAAGGATAAACCTTCTTACTATCTGCAGCAGTCCGCAGTTTTCGATAAGAGGAATTAGCCGTATTCACATACTTGAACTTATACTCCATATCCCCGGCATCACCGATTCCCATTTCGTACTGCTTTACATCAGCAGCTAAATCGGTGTTATCTACTTTCTCTGGATCCGAACCAAGTTCCGGCACTTCCTTCAACCCTGTCAGATCGGTAAACTCTGCGGCTTCCGCAGTTTCTTTGTAGCCTAACTTAATTCCATTGGCAAGCATTCACTTCGCCCCTTTCTATTTCTGATAAACAATCAGGGTATCGTGATCCACGACACCCTCAAAACGCATCACTTTGTGCTTTAAATAAGACTGCTCCGGTACATCCACGCTGGATGACCGGTTGAGCCCCAGTCCGGCAAACACCGCATTGATCTGCAGGGCTGCTGCCGTTGTACTAACTTTATCCCAGATATCCACTTTATAGCGGATATATGACATGCGCTCTGTGTCGTCGGTAATCTCCTGCGGAATATTTTCCTCTTCTAAAAACTGAATGCAGGGAAACTTCTTCCAGTCATCCGGATAGGTATCCGTTACATTTTCAGAGATTTTCTTTAATTCCCCGAAGATAATCTTTTTGGCGTCTATCATTTCGCTGCCTCCTTGATTGCTTTTTTGAGATCCTTGGCCACGTTTTTATTGATCTGATCCTCGTTATCCTTCAGCGCCGGATACATGTAAGGTCGTGCTGGCATACCTTTGGTATAATACCCGATCACTTTGCCATCTTTTTTGGCAATTCCCAGCCCATAGTCCTGTGCGTCTTTTTCAGACATAGCGCTGGCCGGTATTGTCCATCCTGTTTGCGAGTAATGCGGATTCAGTTCTGGCGAGATCCCCTCGTGATTTTCTTCACCCCGTGGACCCGTGCCGAATTCGACATAAGCGCCATATTCAGAGCTGACAGAGACGACTGACCTTACACCTGTTTCTGTTTTCGTCGTACGGCTGTGAATCCTGCGCCGCAGATCCCCTGTTTTAAACGGTACACGTAATCGAGCGTCATCGCGGACAAAACCTGCAGCCCTTTTCATGGACTTTAACAGGACGTCCTGGGCGTTATCTGACACGGCATCCAGCTGATCCAACAGTTTTTTCAAACCAACAAGGTCACTCATCGCTTTTTGAGCACAAAAAGCTGATGGCTAGCATATCGCTGCTGTGAGATCACCTGGTAGTCAGGATCCTGATCTGCAGCAACAAAAACACAGATACCATCCGTCTCTTTGATCTCCTGCTCGCCCTGATAGAGCATATTCAGCATATACTGCAGCTCCTGACCATAAATCTGCGCCTGCAGTTGCCCGCCGGCTGGCCAGATTTCAGCATCAATTTCAACCGGACTTCCCCAAGTCGAGTAAGTATTGCCTTCCTCGTTTTGAGCCATAACATGCCGCTTGAGACTATACTTCTTGATTCGGCACTGCCTCAAACGCATGGCCGCCCACCCTCGCTAATCTATAGGTTTCAATCACCGTCTGGATTGCCTTCGGCATGTCTTCAAAACTAACGCTGATGCCGCCCTCGCTGCGGCTGGATTCGCCTTCTGTACCCAATCGGTTGATCATCACAACCGCAAGATCCCGCCGTGCAGATTCTAACGGCGAGATCAGCTTTGTGCGGTTGGTCAAGCTTAAGACCGTCTGTTCTGCAGCTTCCAAAACGACCGCAACCAGGTCAGCGTTTTTACAGCCGGTTAACGCAGTGATTACTTCTGCAGGGGTTTTCATACGCCCTGATTCTCTTTGATCAGCGCGAGGATCTCAGCTTTGGTCAAGGATTCCGGGATTTCCAGCTGCAGCTCAGCCGCCCAGGCTTTCAGTTCTTCGAGATTCATCTGCGAAGGGGACTTCTTCTTTTCCTGTTTGGCAGGTTCTGCACTTTCTAAAGCATTGTTCAACGCCAATACCTGTACCAGTTTTTCTTTATCATCAGAAACCAGATATTCTTCTGGTCTGTTTTTGCACCATTTAGCTACATCGGCATTTCTGCACTCATGAAGCAGCTTGGTTTTTAAATTGTAGATAAAAGCCATAGTAACTCTCCTCTCTCTGCTTACGCTTTATTGCAAGTTAAGACGGCAATGCACTTGCTCTGCAGCACCTTTGCGCCATAAGTATGCAGACCCTTAACGGCATCCGAAAAGCGCTTCTCTGGGCGGTAGGCTTCCGTATTCAGGATCTGTTCCGCATAAGATCCCGCTTCTGTGGTACCCGCAATAACCTTGTACTTCGCTCCTTCAGTGTGCGGCACGTTGTTCGATACATAAACTGTGAATCCAGCTGCCTTACCAACCTCACCGCCTTCCAGGATTGCCTGGTTGTAATCCGTACCATTGCCGACAAAACGGTCATCCTTCAGCAGCAGACCATGGTAAAAGGCTGGAATGACAACCCAGCGCCCCATCTTGGCAACGTTGGCTTCTGTCAGCTTCGTGTTCAGATCAACTAGGTAGTCGTAGGCATCCGCTTTTGTTGGCACGATCGGCGCTTCGTTGGTTCCGATCGCGTTGTCGGCATGGACATTGATCGCCAGCAAGTTTGCCGCAAAGGCGTCAACAACATCGTTCATTGCATAGGCCGCGCGCTGCATTGCTTTATCCATCAGCTTTGGATTGGTCTGTGCATTATCGACATCATCCACAGCAAAGTTAAAATACTTCGCCTGGTCGATCTTCAGCTCCTGCTGTTCGCCGGTGATGTCTTCCGGTGCATCGATGTCTGTGCCTTTGGTGTAGTCCTTAATCGACACGTCACCGACCTGATTAATCTTAACGGTGTCACCAAAGTTTTTGATTTCGCCTTCATAATCGCGGTTGAGCAGGTTTAAATAAACGTGGCTTTTGTCCAAATGGTTCAGTAAACGAGCGCTCCAAATGGTAGGGATAAAATTCTGAATAGACATAATTGTTCACTCCTCCTATTTTTTCATGGACGCAACAACAGCGTCCCAGTTGGCATTGATCTGTTCCGGCGTCATATTCCGTAACTGATCATCAGTGTAAGTTGTTGTGTTGGCTGGAGCTTTCTTTGGTGGCACTCCACCTTTAAGCTTATCGTTGACCGCAGCTTCCACTGCAGCGTTGTAGGATTTTTCAAAGGCTTCCAGGTTCTTTTTTGTTTCATCCGCGTCCTTGCCAACAACAAAGCTCGCAAGTGTGGCATCAATTCCTTTTCCTGTTAATTCTTTCGCAGCTTCAACGATCAGCTTTTCATGTTCAAACTTGGATCGTTCAGCCGCAAACTTTTCTTGATCTTTTTTGAATTGATACCGTTCCCGTTCTTCTTTGGTCATCTTGGCCAGCTTTTCAGCTTCACTTAGATTTTCGTTCTGCTCTGCTTCCCAGCGTGTTCTGGCATTCGCCAGTGCTGTGCTGGTCGCTGATCCGATCCGGCTGTCCAGAACCGATTTAAATGACGGATGATTCAAGACGTCCTCTGGCTTGAACGCCTTTAAAATATCGTCAAGGCTTCCTGTAGTTCCCCCGGCGCCTTGACTTCCTTCTGTGCCAGCTGATCCTTCGGTACCTCCGACATTACTGCCGTCCCCCTCCGCAAACAGCTGGATGTTGAGTGGTAATCGCTTCAAAAATAAATCCATATACATCGTCCTTTCCGGCCCGCCGAGTCTGTGCCAAGGCAGTCCTATCTTTATTGCGTTCCCCCACCCAGTTCGTGCCCGAGCAGTGTACAGCCATAATAAAAAGACAGTTTTTTGCCATGTCCAGGGCATGAAAAAAGCAGGCTTGCATTTAACCCGCTTTAATCTTTCATTTGCATTTTTAATTTGTAATATATAGGCTTGATCTTTTTCAAAAACTCCTCGTCATTCAATATCTCTTCATCATCATAATTTGAATCTTTGTAGGGTGAATAGAACGCACACAATTCAGGCATATCGTCGAGTGTTTTCTGTATTGAATCATCCTTGAGATCAAGCATCAAATTAGGAAAGTCATAAGAAAAAGCCAAGCAAGAGATTCTACCTGCAAATAATTCTTCAAATAGATTAAGTAGAGCTTTAACTGTTTTCATAACTTTTTCCATCCTTCCTTTACTGTAGATCGAGTGACTATGCTGACAACCTCTTTCGTTTCAGCATTTTGAATTACTGCGATATCATCATAAAATTTCACGATTCTATTTGTTGCTTCTTCCATATAGTTGGAATCATTTGATAGAATTTCTAAAAGATCCTCCTCAGTGAATAAGCGCTTTCCTTTACTTGCTTTTTGCCCATGGAATCGATTTAATGAGTGATCTGTAAACTCATAGCCAAGATCTCTAAAATGGTAGTAGGAATCTATCATTTTTTGACGATAGATGTCACTGTAGGTTGGTTTATTCTTGATCTTGCTAACTGTGCTGAACTCACGTTGCTTTTTTAGCCATTCTTCACTATTACTATACTTCATTTCTTGGAATTCTTTAAGCGTTTTTGGCACTTTTTTGACACCTAGGATGTTTTCGTACTCCTGATATTGCTTTTTATCCAATTGGTAGTTTTTGAGTGCCTTTTCTTTTGCCATCGCTTCAGGATTATTCTTAACGTACTTATCATACCAGTCTGCATATTTCATTTCTGCTGGAACCATTACACGCTCTCCCGTGACTGGATCTCTTGCCGCGCGGATCCGATGTTCGTAGCCTTCGATTTCTTCTTCCATCCACGATCGGCAATGCGGATGAAGCGGAGGTACATTCTTGCCAGGCACAGATTTCTCTATTGACACTCGGTCTCCGTCATGTTCTCGGCAAATCTTAGACGTTTTAAGATCTAGAGTGGCGCGGAAAATTCTGACTTTCGTTCCGCGGTCAATCGCAGCAGCTTTGTCCGATTCCTCGATCAGATATGCCGTTTCCGTTCTGATCAGGCGTTCAGCCGCATATTGACCATAGCTGGTCAACTCTGTCAGCTCCGCTGCCATACGTTTGTAGCTTTTCCCTGACATCAAGCCTATGGTAAGTGTTTGCTGCAGCTTCTCCGCGAGAACATCCGTATTGTCCCAGACACTTTTTGAGTAATGTTTCCCGCTCCAGTTATTTTTCAGAATTTCTTCAATGTGCTCCGGTGACATCGATGCGAATTCATAGGCATACCCTGTACCCTGCTGAAAGTCAAAGACACTGTGCAAATAATTGTCTTCAACTGTTTTTCTATACAGTTCAGTAGACTTCTGCAGCTCCACATCGGCGACTTGTTTTGTCTTGATGTAGATATCTTGTTTTAATGCTTCCATCCGATCGATTCTCGCACCATAAGCAGCAGCTTCCAGCTTCGCCCGCAGCTGCTTTTTTATGACTGGATCCTTAATTGAGCTGATCTGTAGCTTAATCCTATTCCATTCATTTTCGCTGATTCTCTGGTTTAGGATATCCTTTGCCTCGGCGGAGGACAGATCATTCTTTCCTGCATAGCGGTAAAAGATTTTTTCAATATCATTGTTAATATCATCAATTGCCTGCTGATAAGCCGCTGTTATTTCTTTAATCGTCTTGTCGCTATTCTTGTGAGCTCTGTGGATGCGTTTCTCGGCACGTTCCTGCCAGTAGTCAGGATTACTCATTCAGCTCTTTTTCGTCCTTCTGCGGCTCTGTCTGGTCGTCAGGATCGCCTTCTGCATAGTTTCCAAAGGCCTGCTGTTGCTGTTTCAGCTTTTCCTGACTTTCCTTCTTTACCGCTTCCACTTCTGCATCCGGATCCTCAACAAAGTCAAGCTGACTGATTAGCGTTTTCTGGCTCACCGCACCGGACAGATTCGCGATCATCTGTGACAGTTCCAGTATATTTTTTGGTAGTCCGCGCTTAAACTCGGGTATGATCGCCGCCGGATTCAGTGCGATATTTTTCAAGCCGAGATAATTACAGATCAATCGCATCCGCTGCTTTAGCCCTTTGGTGTAATATCGCTCTTTGGTCTTAGTGATCATCTCAAGACCAAGCAGCTTATACTCCATAGCTACGCCCGAGCTGTTGCCGACAAAGTTCTCGTCGGTCAGGCACGGAACGTGCGAAAAGGTGTAAATGTCATCCTTGATTGCCTTTTTCAATACTTCGACTGAGGACTCATCAAAGGTTCGCGTGATGTATTCTGCGCTGGCACCTGGCGGCAGCTCCAGGATACCCAAATCCTTGATCTGCTTTGCAGCCTCGCCTGTTTCCTTTTCATCATCGCCCAGCAGCGCACCAATGAGAACCAGAATCGCTTCTAGGAATTGCTCCTTGTCGTTAACACGATCTGACATCAGCGTATTGTAAGCATCGATCAGGCTGATTTGCTGCTCATAATCGCCGATTCCATCTTTGTTGTTCCGATACTCAACAATCGGTACACCTTCAAACAGATGTGGTTCTGGATCATTCTGATCGCTTTGCACAATTACTGAATCATTGATGATGTCGATCGTGTGGATGTAATGCTTAGTGGCCACGACTGCTTTGTAAATTTCCTGCTTTGTCGCTGCGTCCACGATCCAATAGTAGTAAACGCCAAATAAAACATTTTCCTCAATCGTGTCATCGTAAACCAAAAATGTGTGCTGCGGCTCAAGATTTTTGATTAAAGGACGCGCCTCATCCTGTGCAGCATAGATGTATTCATACGCTACACCTGTCCGGGACATATCAAGGGCATTGTCGTGATCGGTTTCATCCACGTCCGCCATATCGAAGTAGTCGGTAAGCCGGTCAATATCCATTGCCTTATCACTGGTGCTGTAAGTGATCGGTGCCGCTAAAAAGTAACTGGTGGCCGTATCGGCGATATCCTTTGCGTGGTTGCATACTAATCGATTGTTGCTTGCGGCTTCATTTTTCTTTTTTCGCCGAAGGATGGCGTGACTTCCGTCGTAATAATCCAGATTCCGATGGATCCGCACGCCTTCCGTACTTCGATGCGCATTGATCAGCTGCAGGATTCTGGACTTATCCAAATTCTGCTCATCGAATGCACCGATATATTTCATTTTCCTCATGCTCTCACCTCACACAATGCCATACCGGGATTTCCGGCGGGCTTTCGCTTTGCTCATTGTCATCTGATCCTCCAGGCTGTACCTGGTGGCGTCAATGCTGTGGTTGTTTTTATCGGGATATGATCCCTTGAAGTTGCCGTTTTTGTCTCGCTCCAGCTCATAGCTGCTGAACTCCCGGGCTGTATTGGGGCAATAACGCGGATCGATAATGATCTCGTTGAGATCCTGCAGCCACTTAATCCCGTGGTCAACGGATCCGGGACCTTTTTTAGCGCCGATGATCCGCAGACCGAGCTCCCTAAACTCGTTGATTGTCCGTGGATCCTCACTGTCCGCGACAACTAACTGATTGAGCGGATTGAGCAGCTTGATCTGCTGGACTGCCTTGGCATTGGACAGCCCAACCTGATACAACTCGCCGAAAATAAAAAGACGTCGGCGCGTCTTATCGAAGTGGTTTTTAACGTAAGCCAGCGGATCTGCCGCAAAGCCAAAGTCTAAGCCGTGATGGATCTTGTCAAAGACCGCCAGCTCATCCGCGGCGATCTCCCGGATCGTGACATTGTCAAATACCTGTCCGCCTGTACCGGTAGCCTCGCCGAGGTACTCATGCCGGTAAGCCATCGGCTTGTTGCGCTTAAGCTCCTCGGCCTCAATGTAAAACTGTGGACCCAGCCACTCGCGCGGTACCGATCGGTAGTCACTGTGATGCACGATCGTATCCGCTCGCGGCAGCAGCACGTCTTGGTTGACCCAGTTATTGATGCTCTTTGGCGGGTTCCAGCTGTAGAAGATCCAGTACCGATCGCCGCCGCGCATCAGGGACTGGTTGATCGTGCGTTCCTCCTCGTCACCATCAAACTCATCCCGTTCTTCGTACCAGGTGTACGCGAAGTAGCCATGCTGCAGCTTGACGGACTTAATCTTTTTCGGCTCATCCGCGCCACGAAAAACAATGCGCTGGCCGGTTGGCAGATACGTCAAACCAAGCGGCGAATATTTAGGCCGCCAGAGATGATCGACACCGAGTTTATCAATCGCCCACAGCAGCTGCTCGAAAACGGACTCCTCAAGATATCGGCCGACCTTACGCAGCACCATCGCATTAGCGTCTGGGTTGGACATCATGCCCAGCACGATCATGATGCTGATAAACGACGACTTGGTGGATCCACGGCCGCCGGCCAGCTTGTAGTGAGTGTGCCGGTGATCTGTAATATCCCAGTACAGATCATAAAAAGACGGGGCGATCAGCTCCGTCAGTTTAATCCGGGTCGGTATGCTTTGGGATGTCATTGATGATCTCCACTTTGGATGCCCCCTCAATGCTGATGTCCTGCTTGTTGCGCCAACGATCCGGCCGGCGGTTATTGAGCCAGTAGATCTGCGCGGTGACGTCAGGTGCTACCCGCTTGATCATTGTTTTGGTTTTTACGCCATCGGGGCCATCCTCTTTACTGGTTTCCGTGTACTCGAACCCGATCGCCCTCTTATACAGCGCGCTCTCGACTCGGGCATCCGCGACCTCTTTGTTGACTGTAAGGGTCTGCATCAACTCTTCATGCTCTTTTTTATACCCACTGAACGTGCTCTCGGACACGCCGAGCTTTTTAGCAATGTCTCGCTCAATCGCGCCATCACGCGCCCACTGGGCAATCAGATCCAGCTTAGGTTTAACATGTGTCTCGTATTTTCCGCGCATCCTATCACCTCCAGATTCATGTCAATGCGTTAAATGTAAATTAAAACCCCGCAAGGCGATACGCGGGGCCGTGAGTTTGCAGGCTAAAAGTATAAAGTGTAAAAGGGAGGTCAGAAAGTAGAAAGGAGAAAAGATGGGGTGCCTGCCTCATCCAGCCGGGGAAGGAGAAAGAACCGACCGGAAACCAAAGAAAAAGGCGCTTCATCAGCACCTCGTAATAATCTTTTTTTGTCTGAATGTTTCCAGCCGCCATTAAGCTTACAGCGGCGTGGATTAGTCTTTACGCTGCATAGCTGGCAAGAACAGTGTACTTTGCCTTTATCAAGCCGATGGCCTACCCAGATTTGAGTTTCAGCCGGCACAAACTGGTAGACATTACGCACAATCGCTTCTCGTCTTGCGATTACGCGGCGAGTTTGTGCTCTGCGATAAGCTCTATTACGCATAGATATCACCTCGGCTTGATTTTATCATAGCTGTAACAAAAAAGCACCCCGCTAAGAGTGCTTTTCTGAATCATCTTTCTTGTTACGATCTCCTAGAAACAATTTTATGATAGTTCCTACACCAGTTATCAAGGCTACTAGGCCACCAACATCTTTGTTATTTAGCAGCAAAATTGTTCCCACTACTAAGGTCACGATGACTGTCAAAAATGAGAATATAGCTCCTAAAAGACTATCTCTACCCTGGAACTTCAAAACTTTTTCTCTGTGTTCAAATGCTTTCTGCTGGTCCTTTTCGGCCATCGCTACGATTCTTGAAGCCAGACCTTTTTCAATATCTTCATAGCCTTGAAGCATTTGCGGCGGAGGGAGCGGTCCCTGATATTCAACCGCTTGCAGTGTCATAATCGCTTTTTTTGTTCTGGATCCAGCTGATCTACAACGTTCTGCGCTTTTTCAATTGTTTCTTGAGCTGCCTGGACAGACTCAGGTTCAAGGACTAAATCATTTGTCTTTTCTTCTGAAGGATTTCCCATAATCATCTAAAGCCTTTCTTATACGCTCTCCTGTATTGATCCACGCTTCATTTACAGACTGTTGTCTAATAGCCTTCACGTAATTGATAGACTCCGAACTGCGCTTAGGGTACTTCATGCCTTCGCGAAAAGACTTGCTTACTCTAATCGTCATACCACATCATCCTCCACTTTTATTATACACATTTTCGCACAGTTCGTAACGCTCTACAACTGAAAGTTTTATTACAAATCATAAAATATGTCTTTTTTGGTGTTTTTCATCAAAAAAGCACCCATCACTGAGTGCTTTGTTTATCCTTGACCGCATCTGGGCCACTTGCTTGCGCAGAGGTGCGAGCGGTACTGTCTGATACCCACTGGCATCTTACACGCGTATAGTACCACAAAAGTCAACGACCCGCGGGTCGAGTTTTACATATTGCGTTGATTCTGTGCTTAACCCCAGATCTTGTTAAATTAACTCTTGGTGCCACCTCTTGCTGCGTCATCCCATCCTCATACACCAACCGGATGATCTGCCGGTCATCCCGACTCAAGTTGTCGAGCCAGGCATCCAGTCCCAGCAGCTGCCGCTCCGTGTATGCCTGATCGATCTCTCGCTCCAATGTTGCCTGCTCGATAGTCATACGCTGCACCGCAGGGTGCTTGGGATCCAGACGGTGGATCCCGCACTCTTTGGCAGCCTGCTCTGGCCAGTCGGCGTGCCAGGCTATCGCGTCATTGATCTCTTGCAGCCGGCGCTCCAACTGCTGGATCTGCCGGGTGTAATTGCCGTACACTCGCAGCTTATCCTTTGTCCGTTTGATCCGCTCATCCGTCACCGCTATCCCTCCTATTGGCTACTCTGTTTGTCGATTGCTCTCATCCGCTGGCTGCATCATAAACGCCAGCAGCTTATCCTCATCACAACAAAGTCCATTCAATTCACAAGATTCGCATTCGCGGTCAAAGTAACAAGAGTTGCTCCTCGCCACCGTGATACAAAGTTCTGCGACATACTTATCCAGATTACGTCGGCTCCCATTGCCAACACCAGCAAACACCAGATTGCGATCATCGATGTATTCGTCGGCAAAAATTTTACGCGGATTATTTTTATAAAGCTCCTGCATGCAAAGGACATTATCGTTGACAGCGTCAAACTCAATACCTTGTGCCAGACACCAATCAACAGCCTCTTGTAACCGATCGCCCTCACGCATCGTGTTGAGGATGATCTGATCACCTGCGGCCTTGCATTGCTTGGCATACTCAACGATCGGATAGATTGGCCGGATAATCTCCGGCCACTTGGTCACCGCCAGGGTGCCATCAAAGTCAAATGATACTATCTTGCTCATCAGCGATCACCCCCGATCCGATCGATCAACAGAACGACCGCCACAAAGGCGGTAGCAAGTATCACGGGGATCATTTTGACCCCCTAAGCGCCGCCATACGTTTAACGGCTTGATGGTATCCTTTTGCTCCCATAGCTTGCAAAGCAGCAAATGGATTAATAATCACATTATCGTCACGGTTGATCCACTCCTCAACAAACTCAGCGGTATATAAAGGGTCAGCAATATCGTTAATAATCTTTTTCTCGATTTCTGTTAATTTAATCATCTTTACCTTCCTTTCCTCTGGCCCTTTTTAGGACTCCGGATGTTCGTCGTTTTGCTGATGAGATTCAGTTTCTTTTTCATCTCGTCCTCCAATACCCAAGACTGGCTGCCATTTCTTCAAATTCGTCAATGTTTATCAATTCCGGATCGATTCCATTGTTCTCTGCAATTCTTTTCATTGCCGTCGATGGCTGGATCGCTTTCTTTTCCCATCCGCAAAAGACTGTTCGATCTTTTGCTGCAATTTTTTCTGATTTCTTAAATTTGATCATTTTTCATTTCCCTCACAAATTCAAGCATACAGGCACATCCGACAACATCTTTTCTTTAGCTGCTCTGTAAAACTCTTTCTTGATCTCAAACCCATAGCAGTTCCGATTCAGTTCAGCGCACGCTCTTAATGTGCTTCCGCTGCCGGCCACCGGATCTATTACAACATCGCCTGGATCCGTGTAGATTTCAATCAGTCGTTTTAGCACTGGAACTGGCTTTTGTGTTGGGTGAATCTTCGGGTATTTTCCTGACTTATCCCACTCAAACCAATCCAGAATCATATTCCCACCGTTATTAAATTTAGGCAGTTTGTCACGATACAGGACAAGCGCTGTTTCTGTTGCGCCACAGATACGCATATTTGCTTTTAATACCTGCGACGATGATTTTTTTATGAAGAACAGCGGCTGTGTATGATTAAATCCAAATTGTTTGGCATAGTCTGTGATCTCGTTCAGTTGTTGCCAACTGCAGAAGATGATCATACACGGCGCTTTTCCTCTTTCCTTCGGCTCCGGCCTGAGAAGCCGCGTGCCGAACTGGAAAAAGTTATAAATTTTGAAATCCTTGTCCGTGTCAAAGAATTCCTTTCCCGCCTTATCACTTTCGCCATTTTTGTTGTCGCCGCCAATATACCAATCAGAACGGCTTCCGTAAGCGTTGATCCCGATATTGTACGGTATATCCGCAATGATCAACTGCGCCCGTGGGATCTGGTATCGTTTGGCGTTTTCAAAGTGATCGTTATACAACTCAATCTTCATAACACTCCGCCTCCTCTAAAATGGTAAATCATCGCTGGAAATTTCAAACGTTGAGCCTGAGCTGTAATCATAACCAGACATCGCGTTCTGAGCGCCTGCATAACCCACTGTGCGCGGATCCGTGTCTGGTGTGATATTCCGGTTACCGTATGCAGATAACAGACTGACGCTTTCACAGACTACTTCTGTGACGTACACTTTCTGACCGGAAGCATTGTCATAATTTCGTGTCTGAATCCGTCCATCAACACCGATCAACGTGCCTTTCTTTGCGTAGTTGCAAACATATTCAGCGGTTTTGTTCCATGCCTGGCAGCTGATGAAATCGGTGTCCGCTACTTCTTGGTCTTTGCGCTTCATTCTATCCACCGCGATCGTGAAGCTGGTAACAGATTTTCCGGTCTGCGTCTTACGCAGATCTGGATCCTTTGTCAATCTGCCAGTTAAGACTACTCGGTTAATCATAGTCTTTTACCCCTAATCGAGATACCAAGCGCTGCAGTTTTTGATTTTTTAGTTTCTCAACAATAGGATTCGCAGCATAAATGATCTTGTACTGCTCCAGCATAATTTCAACATCAACAATTTCTTCTGCGATGTTTTTAAGATTTTCTATCGTTGGTTTTCTGTGGAATTTATTGACTGCCTGTATCAACTCCGCCATCTCTTCGATGCCTTGGTTAATCTGTGCTTTTTCTCCATATGTTGCGATGGCGAGATTGTATAATTCTTCTTTGTTCATCATTCTTTATCTCCTTTGTTTTTCAGGCTTTCCGGGAACTCTCTCAGCATATTTTCTTCGCCAATAATCGGTACTAGAGAGTTCTTCATGAATACTGGAACATTATTTTTGCGGCAGTGCTTCACGATTTTATCAATCCATCTCTTCTCTGGAATAACCTTGTTTTTTCTGCGCCCTGTTTCGGCACCGATAATTACCCAGTTGGTAATTGCCAGATAATCCAGCATATTATGATCTAGATTTTCCAACAAAGGTTCAACACTTACGAAAGTGTTGTATCGGCTGTCAATCCAGCACTGCTCACAGGAATTATCTGTCATGCTGAACCCATACCACACATTAGACAAATTGGGAAGCTGACCGCTTATGTGTAATTTTTCATACCGGGAGGGATTTTTTGTGAGGATCAGGTAATTGTGCTTTTGATTCTGAGCACACTTATCAAGAACCTTTTCAATCCATGCCTCTGGGATAAAATTGCCAAACAGATCCCCCATACTGCATACAAAGATGTTACGGCCTTTGCAGTTATCAAATTGATCCAATCTGTCATCATAAAACGTAGGCTCAAATCCATTAGGATAAACAGCTGGGAATCTTTTTGCCATCGCTCTGGCATAGCAATATTCACAGCCGTGCCGGCAGCCTGTGACTGGATTCCATGTGCTATCGCACCACTCAATTTTTGTTTTCTTCATAGTTCCTCCCACGGGACCATCCCGAGTACTTCAATTTCTGTTTCTTGAATTTTTAACGCTTTACTAACCAAGCGCATGCCCTCTACCGCGTTACTGCACATGATATAGGACGGGTCCAAGTGCGGATAACGACGCAGACGGTAAACCATCAGCACGCTTCCAGCTCCTTTAGTACCCGCTCAAGCCGATAGCGACCGTTATTGGTCAGCTGCGTCTGCCAGGCATTGGCCCGCGGAGACCAGCGGAAACCGTTCTTTTTCAGTACATCACGAATTTCAGCTGACGGTTTATCTTCAAAAAGCAATTTGATCCGCATTGCTTCTGGATCTTCTTCGACCGAAAATCCGTCATATTCTTTTCTGTCGGCCGGTTGTGATTTTACGACTTCTAGCTTTTTAATCCGCTCTTTCACCCGCCGGATTTCAGCGCTGTTATTTGACAAAGACCAGCTCTCAAACGGCTTCGGATCGGCTCGCCAGCTGTCCTTCATAGTCGCTTTCAGCTTTTCAATCTTTTCCCAAGACAAGTCAGGACAGCCATCTAGCGTCTTATGCTTGCGGTAAAAGGCATTGACAGCCTTCATGGTTTCTTGCGCTTTCTCAAGATTAGCCAGCTTATTTTTCAGTTTTTCCACAGCTTCCGGATCACCGGCGGTTATGACTTCCTTACCATAAAGCAGGTTCCCAAGTTTATTCTCAATCGCTTTGCATCGCTCGTACTTTTCTCTATTCCGATCCCACGCTTGATTCTGTTTTTCTTTTTTTCGGGTCGGAAAGTTTGACGGTCCTGCAATCAAAATCGACGGGCACATCTGATCAATCCGGAAATTGGTATTGTAATAGTCTGCAAGCAGCTTAGCATACTGATCCGCTAATTTCTCCGCTTTCTCAGCGGCGTCTGGCCGTCTTTCAGCCACTTTTGCAGCCAGTTGGTATATTTGTTCCACTTCCTGCTGATAAGCCGCTGTTGCGCTTCCCTCGCGGTAATCGGAAAATGACATCATTTCCTTTGATCTTCGAGCTGCAGCTTCGTTGATTTCGTAGTATTTTCTTTCCATCATTTTTTCTCCTGTTCTTTTAATTTGCGTCGAATTTCCTCGAATTCTTCACGGTTGAAATCTGTGGCTTCTGCAACTTCCAGATCCGATCCGGTTTTCATCTGCTGGTAGTAATCCGGGAATACGTCCTGGCGCTTTTGAGTTGTCTTGCCACGAGATCCGCTATCCTGAGCACGACTCAGCCAATTTGTAACAAATCGCAATATCCCACGCTTTGTTTTACGTCTCGCCGGATCTGCAAGTAGCCAGCCTCTCATCTTGCGCAATTCTGTCACCACATTCGTTGCTTGATATAGCTGTTGCCATTCATTGGCCATTGATGTGGCTACAGGGTATTCTGTTCCATCGTTCAACGGCAACATGATCAACGGTGGCTCTTGCGACAATTCTGAAAACTCCTCCGGGTTTTCCTCACCATCGGGAACAGGTTC